TCTCTCATATTGCCAAAAAAATACTTCAATTTTCTCAAAACTACCACATCATAAACTCATAAACTCATAAACACTCACAAACTCACAAACACTCGACCTCTCTCGCAGGGAGGTAATGTACCTCCCTTAAACCCACACCGCAATTATTATTAGATTTCTTCAGAAAATTGAAGATGTTTAAATATTTGAAAGTATATGTACAATACAATACGAACTAGCAGTTATGACTTCTTTTATCCCATTATCAAACCCAATTATTGTTTCAGAACCAACCACTCTAACAATCGGAGATATTTTAAATTCATATGACGGTCCGGCATTTGAAAATGCTACAACGACATACCGAAAGCCATCATATCAGAGAGCTTTTAAGCAGACACCCGCGTGGTGCCGCCGTTTGTGCGAAAGCATTCTTCAAGGTTGGAATATTGGGTGCATTATTATTAGCGAATGGACAAAACTCTTCGTCCTTGGAGAAGGAGAACTGGGTGTCGAAAAGTTTTACAATATTGAGGATGGTCAAACCCGAATTGATGCATTTGTTCGTTTTAAGAATGGCGAGTTTACAACAAAATTTGGTGATTATGAGTCACTTAAAGCGCGATTTGAGGCATATCGTTTGATTATTTGTCTACAAAAAAAAGCAGCACCTCGCGTGCCAGACAATATTTATCATCGTCAACTTCTTGAGAATTTTAGCCTTCTTCAGGAGGGAAGACCTCTTAGTGATAGCGATAGATACTTTGTCTGGGTACGTGACAATGAAAATGGCGTGACTGGATCACCTCTTGTTAATACTACACTAAGTTTAGTAAATGAAACGTTCCGAACACATTTTGCTGAATTTGCAAATTTGAGTGTCATTGACAGTCGATCTGGTGATAAGGCAAGAAAGCCACTATCTGACGCGATTGCATTGGTTTCAGCGTGTTGGAAAGGTCCTTCATATGCCAACAAAAGCTATACGCGACATATTGATATTCTAAATGAGGAATTCACAGAGGAAGATAGTGAGCGGGTTATCGGTTTCATGAGGTTAATCTTTGCGGCAATTTCATTAAATTTTCAGAAGTTTCCAAAATACAGGAACGAATCGTGCAAAAAGGTGTTTCTAGGTACTCGTACCTATATCGGTACCATGATTACAGATCTCTTTGATAATCCAACTCAGAATACGGTTAATTTCATTAACCGGTGGGCTACGCTTATGTCTATTCACAGGCATATGAAGTTTAGAGATACTCCTGATATAGCAAATGCTTGGCTCAACAATGAGATTTACACGGAGTTATCTAATGATGATCTAACAAGATGTGGTGCCACTGAATTTCGTCTCAAACGTGATGCTATAAGCACATGGTGGGTTAACTTCGCAGAAGAAACTTATAACTATGCTGTTGAAAATCTTCAACCTGGTGAAGAAGAGAGTGATACCGAATCAAATGCAACTGAAGAGCATTAATTTTAAAATGTTAGTAAATTTGTAATATAAAATTTTTATTCTTATTAAATTGTAATATGATACAAAGGGAATTAATAGCTCTACAAGCTAGATTAATGTATATGATGCAAATTTATAAATGGTCAAAAAAGAATCGAAGTATTTTAAACGAGACTGAGTTAATAAGAAAAAATATACCGTTTTTTTACATAAATGCGGGTAGATTAGCAGTTAGTGGTTTTATAAAAACTATTGATGGGGATTATGAAGTAAATGTTATTGGTATTAAAAATGTTATGAAAAAAATTGCATTACAGTATAAATTACCAAATGCTATTATAAAGCGGGATAAAAGAATAAGAAATAACAATCTTATAATTATATTATATCAAGGATCATCACTTCCTCAAGATTTATTTAATGAAATATTAAGTTTCTTATCATAATTATTTACTCAAACATGTATATATGTCAAATTCTAAAAAAGAACAAAAAAACAATCCGATTTTAACATACTGTTTACTTTTTTTAGCAAGTATTATTATTGGCACAGTATCGCCTCACGGGATACTTAGAGCACTATTTACTTTATTTTTTATGTTTATAGCAACATTTGGAATTCAAACCGCGGTTGTTTCAATTAAACCCTTTCTAACAAGCGCTGCCAGTTACAGTAAGAAACATTTAAGAAAATCAAAATTAATAGATAAAAAAATTATTAATGCTGATGTTATGGGAGGTAGTATTATGAGTACTTTTATGATAATAGGTGGATTATTACAATTATTTATAATAAATTATTTCATTCAACGTTATACAGGTATTCGACTTCTGGATGGATATATAATAATATTTTGGATGATGTTACAAATGGGTATAAGGTTGGTTAATTATGCCCTTAGATTCAAAAATGGAGAGAAAATAGGTGATATTTTATTAGTTTCAAATGTGTTTGATGAATCGGATAATAAGGGAAAACCAAAAATAAATATTATAATATCCGCTATTGTTGTTTTAACTTTGATATTTATAATAAAAAACAATTCGGCAATTATAGGGCTGCCCGAAATGTATCTAGAAAAGGGAGAGGATGTAATATTAAGAACCTTCTTTCCTAGTATGAAGTTGCAAAAATATAAAACGGTTGTTTAATTGTACATATAGGGATTTTTCCATAAATTACATTTAGTACATTGATATTTTATCCTTTCATATGGTCCGCACGATGTATCATATTCCCATTCATGATCACAAATTTTAAAGAGTTTTTTTTCCGACTCTTTTATTTGTTTTTTTCGTTTCGATATTTCTCGCTCCATTTTGTAAATATCTCTCCAATTAATAGAAATTTCTTTTATTAAATCGGTAGCGGTTAATGTATTCATTTAATTATAATTAATTTTTATAATTAAATTGTTTTATCCATTTACAATCAACTTGTCATTTACTTAATTTTAAATGCAAGTGTCATATTTGTTAATGAATAATAATTATTGTTTATTGTTTATTGTTTATTTTTTGGGCGTCAGCATTCTATTTTTCTATTAGCTCGCCTTTTTTTTAGCTCGTATTCCTTTTTTCGTTGAAGGACTAATTTTTTATGTTCCTCTCCGCCAACTCGCCCAGTTCTAGCTTTAGCAGTACCGCGATCTTTCACACGACTTGCAATGGTATCTGTATTTTCCGTTTTATTCATATTTGATTAGTACTGTATTTTGTTTTTAAATAGGTATTATTAGACAAAATCTTTTAAGAAGGATAGAACAATTAAAATAAAACAAGAAATATTCATTGTTAATAAAACAGACATTGTTTGTATAATCCACATTCCCCGTATTAAATATGTAGAAAACAATGGAATTATAGTTGCTATAACACCAAATAAAATAGAATATCCTATTACATGACATTGAATTGTATTAAATTTTACTTTGATGTATTTAGTATGCCATCTAAATGTTATGATTAGTAGGAGTAATATATAGTTTAAATAGTGATATCTATTTAGCATATCAATTGCTTTTGATCTGAATACTGATTGGTTATTTTCAATACATTCATCATCTAAAAATCCTAAAATACTTTTATTAATATCATCACTGTTAACCTTGCTAGAAAAACAATATTCCCATCCGTGTGGCATAGCAGCAGCCGTAGCGTCGCTCACTTTTTTTAATGGGTTAGGTGCAATATAAGTTTCATATACTGTAAATGCATAAACTATGAAAGGTATAGATATGATAATATAAAAAAACATATCTAGTATTTTATTTCCCAATAACTTTGATATGTATTTTGGATTCATTTTAAATTTATATAAAAATACAACCCATAAAAATAGAGGTATACCTTGTGTAATATTATAAATAAACGATCCATTTTTAATATAATGCATGAAATTTTGTTGTGTAGGTTGATATATTGACTTTATCATATAATATATCAATCTATATTATTTTGTTTCATTTAAAAAAATTAAACACGCTGTTAAAGAAAAAGCTATGGCCATTATCAAAGATTTAAGTTTAAATATAGCTATACGAATGATATTACTGACATCCGGTGTCAAGATCCAGTAGGATAGAATAGAAACGGAGAATAATGTAGCAGCAGTAATATATGGCATAATAGATTTTGACAATTGTTCGCTTATATCGCTTGAAATCATGCCAAGTGTAATTAAAGAAATTATCATATAGGATGCTGCCAATAGTTTAATATTTTGAATTTCGGTGTTTGCGGTTGGTGATCCCAATTTGCCTGATCCTAATTTTGTATACTGTTTATTACGATATTCATATAAGGACATAGCTTTCAATTGGTTATTTTTTATTAATTTATTTGCTATTTCTTGATTCATCAAAATAGATTCATTTGTATTGAACTTATAATATTTATTATTTTCAGCAATATAAACTGAAGATGAATTTATAAGAGTGTAGGCTCCTGTATTTTTATCAACGACCAATTGATACGAAAAATTATTTATGTAATCTAATGACATCAATGTAAATATACCAAAAATAAAACCAAACGTAATTTCTTTCATGTGTTTTGTATCTGCATAACGTGTTACCATTATTACCCAGAGAAATGTATAAAAAATATAATAAAAAATCATACTCATTGTACTCTCGGGTGTAAATTTCAAAGTGGGTAAATATTTATTATCTTTACCTAAAATCCATATAGTACTATTCAAATTACGCGATATCATACTTATATTAGTATTTGAAAATAATCTAGAATAAAAATTTTATAATAAATTATTTGTCATTTATGCTTTTTCTTTAACAAAATGTTTATTCATGTATCGTTGAATATTAAAATATGTAACCTCGTCATTATCTTTTACATCAAGTAGAGTGGCCAATTTTGCATCTGGTTTAATAAATTTTCTATTTCCATCTTTTTGCAATTGGTTTTGACGAATATACTCAATTATATATTGCGTGACTTCAGTACGCGCAACCATCGTCCCCTTTTCTTTGTTCATAAATTCACATAGTTGATCGGTTATCTTAGTTGGTACGGCAAATCCGGATGGTTTTCTATTACCTTTATTTTTATTTTTTTTAGCTTCTCGCTGCAAGGTTTTCATCTTTTTATTTACATGCTTTTCCAAACCTCTAACCTGATTTTGCAACATTGTAATCTGTTGCCTAAATGCTGATAATGTTCCAAGTACTCCAGAAAATTCATCTTTAATTTCAGGATCTAAAAGACCTTTGACAGGAGATGAGTCTTCAGTAACTTCAGGCTTTGTACCGGTTGATTTCACTACAGTGTTCGATGTATTTTCCATTGTTTATACCTACTTTAATGAAGTATGCTTTAAATCAATTTTAAAGAAATTTGTTATATAAAAGCTAAATTAAATAAGTTTTTGAATTTTAATCATGAAAATAGAAAATTTATAGATAAATAATTGTATTTTTTTGATTAAAATATACAATTTTAGATTTATTCATTATCATGATGAACCTTAGAGTTATGCCGACGTCGCTGTCCTCTACCCTGTCGATCATTTCCCTTAGTTAAAGTCCAAGTCTCCCCTTCCCTAGGCCCAGTTCCTTGGAGTCGTACCCTCTGCCGATTATCTCTATTACCACCGTTGTATTGCCTCTTAGGACGCCTTTGACGGGCGTCATTCTCCTCTCCATCCTCGCCCTCCTCTCTAGATTGACGTACTTCCCATCTAGTCTCACACATCAACTTTCCACCTGCCACTCCAGTTAGATCTGCTGCCTGAAATGGATGTGCTCCACTATCCGATGAACGAAGGGTGAAATCTACATATTCACCTTGTACAAGATACTTGTACTGCTCTGATCCAACCTTAATACCTGAATGATGGACAAAAACATCATCACCGACTCGATCGTCCGCGCTAGACCTGCAAACTGTAATAAATCCATACCCGGCTTTATTATTAAACCATTTTACTCTACCCGTGTAACTGGTAGATGCGTCAAAATCCTGAGAGGAAGCTGTTCCGTTACTATCGTTGCTCATTATTATAAACTATTTATACGTTTACTCTTTAAATTGTATTTACAAGACAATTATCAATAATAACTAATTTTCAAAGAGTATATAATAATATGTTTGGTTCATATATATGAATAAAAAACAGGGAAAATATAAGGTTGTACTTTTGGGGGATACATCGGTTGGGAAATCATGTTTAGCATCTCGTTTTGTTAATGATACTTTTTTCACATTTCAAGAACCCACAATTGGAGCGGCTTTCATGACAAAAACATTGGATAATGAAAAATATAAAATACGTTTTGAAATATGGGATACTGCGGGTCAGGAGCGTTATAGAAGTTTAGCACCCATGTATTATAGAGGGGCAATGGCTGCGATCATTGTATTTGATATCACGCAGCCTGATACATTCTCTGGGGCAAAAAAGTGGATTCAAGAAATTAAACAAAATGGTCACGAAAGTTGTATTATTGTATTGGCTGGAAATAAAACGGATTTGGAACGTAATAGAAAAGTTGAAGATGAAGAAGTATATGAATATGTTCATTCGCAAAATATATTATACTTTAAAACATCTGCTAAATCAGGTGAAAATGTTAAACATATGTTTGAAACTATAGGTAAAAAACTTCCATCAGATGAAATATATCATTCAACAAATATCAAAATAGTATCCGAAAAAACAGATAAATCATATAGAGGATATTACTGTTGTTGATTTTAAGTTCGTATTTAAAATCAAAAAATTGAATTAGATTTTAAAGAATGCAATATATGCATTCCACCTAAATACTAGTCTAATATATCAATCATGAACATCGATCTCCGCAAAATTGGGAAAACAATTGGATACTTTTCTGGATTTGTTTTACTTACAGTACTATTTCATTGGATTGCTGTGAATACATATGTTGCTTTCTGCGCACCGTTCACTCTTTTCGGAATATTTCATACAATGATCTCGATGGGATCGCCAATGTGTCATTTCCTAAATGTAGCCCAGTCAGAACTTACAAAACACTATATTACTCTATGGAGTGCTGCAGCAGTCGCAATGATAACTTGGCTAACCGCTACAGGCTTTGGTCGCGGCAATATAAAGGCATCATCGGATGACAAACAGACGATGTGCTCTAACTTCAGTACCCAAATAGGAGATGAATAATATTATAAATAATTTAATAAAATTTATAAAATTTTTATTTAGCGACGGCGACTTCTCTTGCGTCTACGACTACGACTTCTCTTACGTCGGTGTGTTCTTGATTTGCGTCTGCGACTACGACTTCTCTTGCGTCTGCGACTGCGACTTCTCTTACGTCTACGACTACGACTTCTCTTACGCATGCGACTTCTACTCTTTTTGCGACGGCGCCTCATACGTTTGCGAGTGCGTTTACGAGTTCTCTTTTTCATTCCAAAAAGTTTTCTTAAAGGTTTGGTAAAAATTCCAGCTGCTTTATTAGTAGTGGATCCCACTAAAGTTACAGCATCTCCCGCCATTCTACTTCCAACATTGATAACTTTTCGTCCTGGTTTACCCACAATAGGGACATATCCTACTACTCTTCCTACACCACGTCCAACATCTCTAACACCTCTCGATCCTACTCCAGATGCTAACTTAATAATATTGCGTCTTCCGCGTTTTTTGGATTTTCTTCCTGCTCTTCTAGTTCTTGGCATTATAATATATAATTAGATTCTTTTTTGTTAAATTGAATAAACTTAAATTTAACGCATATTGAAATATAATAACAATGAAAATACTAGATTCAGAAATCTGCGATCACTCGATCGATGAAAATATTTTGAAATTGTGGCCATTTGAACTGTCCCCTTTTCAAAAAAATGCTATAGCAGGACTCCTAAAT